AAGCAGGTTCTGCAAATGACGTAGGTGACGCTGCGATAAGTGATCTTTTGAATAATGCGAATACAGATACGACAATTGCACCGGCAACAAATACAATATTTGGAAGACCTAACGGGGCACTCTCTCAAGTTACGAACAACGGCTACCAAACTACGAATAACGGGATGTATGTTCCTAGTTTGACATTAGGCTTAAACAGAAAGGTGGTGTGATATGGGTTGGATGGAAGACATGTTAGGTGACATTAGTGATATGCAGGGTGAGATTGATTTCGGAGACATGTTGGGTACTATTCAGGATATGCAGGGTGAGATTGATCTCGACGGCATATCTATGCAAAGCGACCCGTGGTCAATGTTGGGTGACCCGAATTCAGCCCTATTGAACCCGGATAATTGGGGAGCAGGTTACCGCCCTACGTCCGATCTGTCACAGACGTTGTTTCCAGATTTAGGTAGTGATGCAAGTCAATCAGATATATTGAACTTATTTGGCTTCGGTGGAGAGGGTTCAGCTTCTACAAGTTCTAGTTCAAATTCGGGAATACTTAAAACAGTCAAAGACGCGCTTTCAAAAGCGGTTGGTGGGGATAAGAATGCTCAATTGTTGATGAGTGCCATTATTGCCGGTATTAAGAGTAAGCAAGCAAGTAGCGCAAATAATGCGGGTAAAAACGCTATAATGGCAACAATAAATCGGGGTGATTCTGCTAGAGCGGGGGCAACACCACAAGGAACCATTTTCGGTGTGCCGAAAGTTACTGCTCAACAAGTGACACCTGCAACAAACGGTATCTATTCACCTACTAATCTAGGAATGTCGAGAGGATAATATGGCCGATACAACTACAACAGTCGCACAACCTGGGACGGTTAATAATATCGCCACCTCCTATACGATGCCGGGGTATGTAACTGCCCCGAGTCAGCAGTTTGGAGGCTTCCTACAAGACTACTACAACAGCATGATCAATCCGACCACCGGCATGACGGGTGGTTACACTGGACAAATGAGTGCTGGAATTGATCCTCTGCAACAGAGTGCGTTGAACCAAGTACCCAATGCAGTCGGGGCATGGGGTGACAACTATGCTGCTGGCAATACCATGATGCAAAACGCAGGCACCGCCTCCGCTGGTTTGGGTGTGTTTGATCCTGCGAAAATGCAGCAACAGTTGAACCCTTATTTGTCTGGCGTCAATGATCAGATCGCAACACTTGGCAATCGCAACCTTATGGAAAATGTTCTTCCTGGGGTGAATAGTACGTTTGCTGGAAATGGTCAATTTGGCTCGACACGTAATGGTGATTTCACAAATCGTGCAATCAGGGATAATCAACAGGCGATCAGCAATGCTCAGGGTACAGCAATGAATCAAGCGTACAACCAAGCTGCGACAAACAACCTTGCCTGGAATACCGCAGGACAAGCCGCTGCAAACGGTGCATTGCAAGCTGGACAAAATATTTACACTGGCGCATTGCAGGCAGGACAGCAGAACTGGAACGATTTAAGCAATACGTTCAACATGGGTGCTCAGAACAGAGCAGTCAATCAAGAAGGTTTGACTGCCGATTTCAACAACTGGCAAAACACTTGGAATATGCCGCTTGATGCAATGGGCAAGATGGGTGGTGTGTTGAACCAACTCAAGTCAGGAATAAATCCGACAACACAGCAAGTCAACACCACGTCTGCCGATCCGAACTCTGCGCTTTATTCTTGGTTGACTGAACAACTGGCAGGTATCGCCCCTGGAACAACTCAGTAAGGATTACAAATGGACAACATGCTGACCCCTGTCGCTAATCTTGGTGCAACTGATCCTACTGCAAGCATGCCAGATGAAATCAAACAGCTTCTGGCCGAATTGCCTAGCTGGATACAACAACGCAACGACGCTATGGGTGGAATCAAACGAGCCTACGATGAAGACCCTCGTTTAAAAGAAACGCCTTTCCAAGCCAAGGTCAGGGGAATGTTCAACAACGACGCCCCGACAAACGCAGCATATTCCGTTGCCAGAGGCAGTGAAGCAGAACAAGCACAAAAAGAATGGCTGTTTAAGCACAAACTCGGAAGAGAAGAAGCGGTTCTTAAAAACCTAGATCTAGATACCTTTGATAAGATGTATTCAAAGGTCGCTAAAAACGTCAACAGTAGTAAAGACGATTGGGTTGTCCATGGGGCTCCAGATACAGGTTTTTATCGCATAAACAAAGTTACGGGTGAACAAAAACTCGTTATTCCTGGCGTCATGCAACAACGTCAAAAATCTATTTTGCGTAATATCCTCTTGACTGAACGCTTAAAACAAGGTGGGGACGATAAAGAAGCTGCAAACTATGCAGACAAAACAGCTCACGATATAATCTTCAAGTATGGACCAGAAGAGGTAGAACGGTACATCAATGAAAACGGTAACGCAACTACTCTGGTTGCTGATCAGAAACTTCTTCCAAAAACTGATGAAACATATCAAGCGTTAGATATACAACAGATTGATAAGGAGTTGGCACGCCCTGGGATTTCCCCTACCACAAAAGCGACTCTACTTGAACAAAAACAACGGTTGACTGTCCCCACTGCACCCGCTTATCAAGGTACACCTAGGCAAACAGCTTCTGTTGATAAAATGGCTACTGTATCAGGGCTTCCACCTTTACAAACTCCTGCACAATTGAAACATGCTGCTGAATATGAAGGTGAAGCGGGTAAGTTGGCTTCTGAAGAAGCGGGCAAGGTCATACCTGAAGCAATTACTCAGCACGGAGCTATGCGTAAGAATATAGTTCCTATGGAATCGATGGTTCTGAGTGGTAAATTGAATACTGGCCCATTGCACGAGTTTAAATCCGAGCTAGGCGGTTTCGTAAACTATTTTGATCCTGAGCAAAAGATCGCACAATCTAGTTCAAATGACCAAGCTTACTTCGGTAATCTTATGAATGTGGCACGTGAAAAGATCAAGGCTCTGGGTTCCGGAACAGCTGTATCTAACCTTGACTTGATAACGACTCTCAAATCTTTGGGGGATCTGCGTAACAATCCTCAAGGTATCTTGAAACTTACAGGATTATTGAATTATTTGTCAGTTTTGCAAGAAGATCAGTTGAAGAATAAGCAGAAACATATCGTCAAAGAAAAGCGTATGGACAATTGGACTCCTGATACTAAGAACTTCAGCCATGCGTTGACTTATAAGCTTGTATCTGTTCCAGGTACCGATAAAACACTTTGGCAGATGATTCCTATCAGTAAGCAAGAATGGGCAGATTCGCACGGTGGTAAAATGCCAAATGAACGTGATTGGAACGAATTTGCTGCCAAATCGTTCAGAGGTTCTGCTGATATAGACGCTTATATCAGTTCTTACCAAAAAGGAAAGAAGAAATGAGCGACTTTTCTCCAATCTACGAAGACAATTTCGGCCCTTCTTCTGAAGATTTATCCCCTGAACACCCTGAATCTTTTAAACTTCCTGAATATGCCAAGGGGTATTCAGGAGGTGAAGCTGGGGCCATTGGTGTGGGAAGAGGGCTCACAAAAGCAGGGCACGGTGTACTAGATCTAGGATACAAGTTACTTGGTAAAGATAAAGAACGAGCTGCTCTTAAGAAGGAAGATGAAGAAAACGATAAGTACTGGAATCAAGGTATAGCTAATCAACAATCTCCTAATCGTTACTACGCCAAAGGCGGTGAATTTGCAGGTGAGGTTCTGCCTTCGTTAGCAATTCCGGGTGGTACAGCGAAGACATTGTTAGGTCGCGCAGGATTAAACGGTTTGATCGGAGGAGGTTACGAAGCTCTTACTTCGTCAGGTGATCTTACAGAGCGAGGTCTAAAAGGCGCTCTAGGGTTTGCAGGAGGAGCAATTGGTTCCGCTGGAATCGAGACCGTTGGTAAAGGTGCGGCCGGACTCGCTGGAAAGTGGGGTAACAAATCAGCACAACAAGCTGACAAAGTTGCTAAAGATATGGGGTTGAAACCAGGCATAGGTGATCTGCTACCTCCTGACGAAGGAACTCTCATTCGTTCTGGTGAAAACTTCCTTACAAATCTTCCTTATGGTCATGGGGCGCATAATAAAAACACTGAAAAACTTCGCAAACTGATTGTTCCAGATGGTGACACTGGCGTAAACAAAGTAACGAAATCTGTTTTAGCAACTGATGAGAAGGTTAGACAACATGCTGACGCTATCTATGCTCCTGTGAAACAAAAGATAGGAAGGACAACCATACTTATAGACGCTCCCAATATGCATATGGCGGCTTCTCAACTTAGAAAGAATTATCCTAAAATATTTGAAGATTCTTATTACAAGACTTCAGAAATAGAGAAGTTCAACGACTTCATAGATAACCCCAGTGCGCTAACTTACGATGAATTTAGAAGCATCCAACAAATGCTCGGTTCTGCACAAGGAAGGGCAAAGAGCCTTGTCAACAAGGGAGAAATCGTTGGGAATGCTGTTGGAGATGCAAAACAGGCTTACAAGAGTTCTAAAACTGATTTTGATTCATGGGGTCAGAATAGTTCCCCTAGTACCAGATCTAAGTATGCCAATATTGTTAAAGAGCACAATGACGCAACTGCTCGTTGGGAAAAAGAAGTACTTCCTTGGAGAAAGTCTGATGTCGCACATAATCTAAGGAATGTTGAAGAATTAGGTGCGCCTAAAACAGCAAGTATCATTGGAAATGAAGCAGACACTCAGGCGATAGACCGTGTTCGTAAGTATCTTAAACAATATGGTCCTGACGGTAATTCTGATCTAGTTGACACTTTAGCACTAATGCGCCGCAATGCAGAAGATTTAAGTTCTGTACCTGATCGCACACTTCATTTAAGTTCTATTGGTGCAACTGTTGCAGATACAATGGGTTTAGGTCTGCCTAGCACAGTAATGCGCGCCTCAAAAACTCCATTTGGAAAAGGATGGTACTTCGGCGATAGTTCACACTTCATGCCAAGTGATTTTGGTGGAAATGCTCCATCAGAACTATTGGACCAAATCATGCAAGGTGGTACTCGTACAGGTATCGGTATTGGAAGAGAAACGGCAGATGCTCAGCTGTCAACTTTGAAGTTCATAAGCGATATGAAGAAGAAACACCTTGGTAACGCTGAAGATTCAAATATTTCAAGTGCCAATCAAGCGGGTACACGTGGAAACAACCCAATTGAAAGCGGTTTTTAAGCAATAGAGCAAAGTGCGGTAGGCTACCATAGCTACCCACTTGCTCAAACCCTGCTGCTGGTCGTCTCCTGGGCTGCAATAACGCAATTTTGTGGCCGTTTTGCCCAGTTGTTTACACCACACCGCACATCGTCTTTAACTTGTAAACATTCAGTAGACTAGATGTTTACAAGTTTGCTCAGCAACCTAACAGTGTGCTACCGATTTAGCATATAGGGTATATTGCACTGCAACACAACATTGGGGGTTAGCTAAGTTTATTGCCAGCCAAACACTACGCAAAATAAAAAGCTGGCATATATTACTAGCCTAACTAACTAAACATTGGTGTAAGTTGTTGTTTTTATTGGCTGGTTCACTAAACACAAATCGATCACTTTAACTTTAGTGTGACAGCATAAGCAAACGCTTATATAGGTTGGCTAAAATGTCGTTTTAAGAGTTTGTGCAGTGCAACATTTGCTAAGGAATCTACTCTGTCGCGGGATAGAATATTATATATTATTTTCTTTGAGAATTGAGACGATATGGGTGGTCGAAGGACGATTGTTTGAGCAACTGTTGCTGCGACGTTTGGTTTGTGCCACAATGGCAATGCTGTTTAATAGGTTAAAGGAGAAGTTATGGTTAAAGGATGGATTGCGTTCTCGATAGAGATCTTTGTATTATTGATCGTTGGTTTACTTGGTTACGCTACAGGCTATGAAGTAGGGCAAAGATCAGTCAAACAGATTGATAAGATTTGCCCTGAGCAGAAAGCAAAGTTGATAACTTCCACTCATTCGAATATTGAAACGATCTGTGTCTACCAAGAACCTTGGAAAACAACAGGTAAAGTCAAAAGGGTTAAACTATGATTTTCAAACGCAAGCCGCGTGATTATCAGCTTGAAGACTTTGAGCTGTCGAAAGACCTGCGTAACTTCGCCCTTCTATTCGAGATGGGATTAGGGAAGAGCAAAGTAACGAATGACACTGCGTTACACTTATACAGCAAGGGAAAGATTAACGCTGTTGCGATAATTGCCCCGAAAGGCATTCATGCAAAATGGGCGAAGGAAGACTTTCCTAACGATTTTCCAGATACATTGGCTTATCGTGTAGCAGTTTGGCGTTCTGGTGATAAGAAGTCAATGGTCGCGTGCGAATGTTTATTTGATCCAGGAGAACGTCTACGCGTCCTTTGTATGAACATTGAAGCGTTGAGCCGTGATAAAAGCGATGCTGAGAAGTTCTTGACACGCTTTCTTCAGTCTACTGATTGTATGTTGGTCGTTGATGAGTCTGACACAATAAAGAATCCAGATGCCAAACGGACAAAACGTTTGTTGAAGTTGGGTGATAAAGCGTCTTATAAGCGGATATTGACAGGTACACCGATCAATAATTCAGTGTTTGACCTGTATTCGCAGATGTCGTTTCTTGACACTGACATTTTTGGTCAGTCGTTTACGAGTTTCAAGCACACTTACGCAGAAATTCTACCCCCTACGCATCCTACAATGTTGGCAATCATGCGAAAGGGTGCGCGTTTTGCTCCGGTATTGGTTGACAAAGATGCTGACGGCAAACCGAAGTGGAAGAATCTTGACAAGTTGAAAGAAGTGATGAAACCGTATGTCGCAATACGGCTCAAGAAAGACCACTCAGACCTACCTGATAAGATCTATCAGTCGATTTATTACGAACTTGAGGCACGACAGCGCAAGATTTACGATGAATTGAAGCTAAAAGCCAAGGTAGCACTTGAAGATGACACTGTGACAGTCCTGCATAAGATGACATTGATCATGCGGTTGCAGCAAGTGTTGTCAGGTTATCTTCCAGGTGATACGACAGAAGGATTGACCTATCTGTTCAAAGATCCAAAAGATAATCCTCGCATTGAAGCCCTGATGACCTTGTTAGAAACTACGAGCGGTCAGGTGGTTATTTGGTGTCGCTTTGTTGATGATATCAAGCAAATTGCACAGGCGTTAGGTGAAGAATGTGTGACTTATTACGGCGAAACAAAGAATCGTGAAGAGAAGATTGAATTATTCAAAACCGGAAAAGTTCGGTATCTGGTTGCCAATACTTCAGTCGGAGGTATCGGGCTTAATTTGACCAACAGTGCGACTGCGATTTACTATTCAAAAGATTTCAGTTACAGAACACATGCTCAATCTGAAGACAGACAACATCGCATAGGTCAAACTGAGATAGTAACGTGTATCGATATCATTGCTGACAACACTGTCGATGAATATATCACCAAAATCCTTCGTGACAAGAAGGATATAAGTCACGAAATGATGACGTTGTAACACCGCTTGCATTGACTACTAAAAGCTATTAAACTGGCTGCACATTAGTATTTGTATAGGTAACAAAGTGTCCAAAGTATATTGCGTGACTGAACCGATTACCTACCGAGACGGTAACCCGGTTCCATTGTTTGATATTACGCCAGCGGCTGAATATGGCGAGATTGAAGTATTGACGCGTCATAATCAGTCAATGATGTTTAGTGTTCCGATGATTAGAAGTTTACGTGAAAAGTTGAAGGATTTCAATGACAATGATTTCATTCTTCCTGTCGGTGATCCAATAACTATCGGTGCGGTATGTGCCGTCGTTGCAGATATAAATGGTGGGTTTTACAAGGTACTCAAGTGGGACAAGAGAACTAGGAAGTATCTTCCCATTGAGATTCAAGTGTGGGGTAGTCAACTTTCATAGGTGATATAAATGGAAAAAGAATTTACGTTAAAAGACTTGATCTTTGCTGCGAAATTACAGCAGGACATTGAGAATCAGGTTATATACGCAGAAAACAGGTTAAAAGAACTAAAAGAACAATTGAACGCCCAACGGTACGAAATTGTTCCAGGTATGATGCAAGAACTGGGTATCAACTCTTTTGAACTCGATAACGGTTATAAGGTCAGTATCAAGGATGAATATTACGCTAAGATACCCGACGAGAAACAGTTTGAATGTTTCGAGTGGTTACGTAAGAACGAACTTGACGGTATAATCAAGACTGCGGTAAACCTTAACTTCGGAAAGGGTGAAGACGATTTAGCTAAAGAGGTTCTAGAGCTATTGAGTGACATGGGTTTTGTACCTAATGTCAAAGAAACTGTTCACCCGATGACTTTGAAGACATTTGTTAAAGAACGTATGTCGGCGGGGCTTGAACTTCCTGTTGACTTTTTCGGAGCCTCTGTCGTTAAAACGACGGTGATTTCGAAGTAAAGAGCATGACCATACACGATCGGTCAGTCCAGACGTTGCGACGGGCCTGGATTTAAATGATTCGTGTGACAGACCGGAGAGACGGCCATTCTTCAAACTGTGGCAAGTTTGAAGTCTCTCCTAATTGCCAATTGAAAAGGAGCCGATCATGGCGAAAACCGAAGTTGCTGTAAAAGAAAATACCGCTGTTGCAATTGCTGATGATGTCTATTCACAAGATGCAGGAAGTGGTTTTGAGGAAACGTCGCAAGAAAGTTATGCGATTCCGTTCCTGAGTATCCTTCAGTCCGGTAGCCCGCAAGTCAAGAAGTCTGATGGGGCATATATCAAGGGTGCTGAAGAAGGTATGCTCTTCAACTCTGTCACTCAGGAGTGCTACGGTGAAGAAGGTGTTGAAGTCATCCCCTGTCATTACACGCAACGCTTTATTGAATGGGGTACACGTGAATCCGGCGGTGGTTTCTTTGGTGAGCACTTGCCGTCTGATCCAATTTGCAGCACTACGACTCGTGATGAAAAAGGTCGTAATCTGTTGCCGAATGGTCATGCGCTAAATGACACGCGCAATCACTATGTCTTGATCCGTCGCAATGGGCAGTTGTCACCGGCCATCATGAGTCTGAGTTCTACCCAAATCAAAGCGTCCAAACAGTGGATGTCGATGATGCAAGGTATCAAGCAAAAGAACCCAGCGACAGGTATGTTTGAAATTGCCCCGATGTTCAGCCATGCGTACAAAATCAACACTGTTGCTCAGTCTAATGACAAGGGTTCTTGGTTTGGTTACAAGTTCACTATGGTCGGTAAGGTGACTGATACGGCAGAGTACGAGGAAGCCAAGTCGTTCAACCATATTGTCAAGTCTGGTCTGGCAAAGGTCGAGCGCAAGATGGAAACTGAGGCTGCAAGTAACGAAGCCAAAGAAAAGTTCTAATAAGGTGCAAGGGTTAGAGGTTCACTAATCTCCAAGCGGGTGAAAAGCCCGTACGAATATTGCAGCATTACCGGGCAGGGTGTAAAGTAACAGCCCAAACCCGGCATAGGGTCACATAGAAAACAAAGGCACGAGTGATGAGTCTTGCAGAACGCTTTTTCAATCTTTATGGTGGTCTAGACAGGGCAAGAGGTAAAAACAAAACAACCTCAAAAGTTGGTAAGAACGGTAAACGGGATTCAAGTAATCAAACCTTACGCGAACCTTACGATGTGAGATGTTGGGACAAACATCTAAACGGTGAAGAAGGTCTTGGCGTTATCCCTATTACTGACAATGCGACCTGTAATTGGGGCGCAATTGACGTAGACATCTACCCACTCGATCTGATTGAACTTGAAGCTAAGGTCAATGGTCTAGAACTTCCGTTTGTTGTGTTGCGTACCAAGTCAGGCGGAGCACACCTTACAGCGTATTTCAAAGAGTTTCAATCGTGCGCTGAAGTGCGGGCAAAGATGGCTGAAGCCAGTTTTGCTCTAGGTCTTGGAGAACGTGAGTTTTATCCCAAGCAAGTCAAGTTAGCGAACTCAAGTGATATTGGAAATTGGCTCAATATGCCATATTTCCAGGGCGCATTGACAGAACGCTATGCAATTATTAACGGAAAACCAGCGACACCTGAGCAGTTCCTTGATTACGCTGAATCAAAGAGACTTGATGATGTTATCAGTTTTGAAGTACCAGAAACAATGTCTGAATTTTCAGACGGCCCGCCTTGCTTGCAAGCGATCACAAGTTCCAAAGCTGGCGAAGGTGAGCGAAACACAGTCTTGTTCAATATCGGAGTTTATTGCCGAGCCAAATATGAATCAAGCTGGGAAGATAAACTCAGCGAGTTCAATCATCAGTTCGTAGCCCCGCCACTCAACCATCGTGAAGTCACGGCGATTGTAAAGTCACTTGAGAAAAAGAATTATGCGTACACTTGCAACAACGTTCCTTTATGCAATAACTGTAATCGAGAGACGTGTAAAGGTAGAGATTTTGGAATTCATGCTTTTCAGCACATTGATGTTGGTATCGCACTAGACAGCATAACCAAGATGAATTCTGAGCCACCGATGTGGATTTTGTCCATTGAGGGTGTGCGTACAGAAGTAGAAACAGAAGATATATTGTCGCAAGAACGTTTCAAGATTGTTTGCGTCAACACCATAAACAAGATCCCAGGTAAGATGAAGAACGAAGAATGGGACAAGTTTATGCGAAACAAGTTATCATCGATAGAGATTATAGAAGTACCAAGAGAAACGAGAATGAGCGATCGTATTACAGATCACTTGACACGTTACTTTGCAACAACCCCACCAGCAAGATCGCCAACAGATATCAACATCGGGCGTTGGGTTGATGAACCAGACGGTTATTATACCCGAGGTTCTGACTTTATGGACTATTTGAAACGGCAGAACATTGAATTTGATGCTCGTAAAGTTTGGGTACTGATGATGGACTTAGGTGTTAAACCGATATATTATAGGAAAAATGAATGTTGGATTGTACCGAAAGAAGTGTATGACCCAAATGGTAAAGAGAAGAAGTTACCCCTACCTCCAAAGGATATAAAGCATGAGGATTTCTGATAATCAGTCGTTAATACTTGGTCCGCCAGGATGCGGCAAAACGACGAAAGTGTTAAGCGAGATTGACGCGTTGTTGCAATCCGGGGAATCACCTGATAGGATTGCATTTGTCAGTTTTACAAAGAAGGCGATTGCAGAGGCAACGGGACGGGCGGGTGAAAAGTTCAATCTGAAGCCGCGTCAGTTACCAATGTTCAAAACAGTTCATGCAATGTGTTTCGCTGGACTCGGTATAGGTAAGAGTGACGTTGTTGGTAAGGAGCATTATAGGGAACTTGGAGAATGGTTGGGTTATCGATTTGAAGGGACTTGGGATGAATCTGAAGGTGTACCTGTTGGAAGTGAAAAAGGTGATACATTATTATTCTTGGATAATCTTGCGCGTGTCACACAACGCCCTCTTAAAGAAGTGTGGGAAGAGAATTATCACGAATGCGAGTGGGAAGAACTAGAGCGCTTCCAAGAAGGTTATCAAGACTTCAAATCCAGCAAGTATGTCATGGACTTCACCGACATGTTGTCGGCCTATATTGCAATGTGCGACCCCTCGCCGGCAAGACAGGTTATTGTTGATGAAGCACAGGACTTGTCTTCACTCCAATGGTCTGTTTTGAAGCACGCTTACGGTAATGTTCGACAAACAATAATTGCGGGTGACGATGATCAGAGTATCTATAAGTGGAGTGGAGCCGATGTCAATGCGTTTCTGGCGCTAGAAGGTGACAAAACAATTCTTAGCAAGTCATACCGCTTGCCGCGTTCTGTTCATGAAATTGCCAATGGTATTGTTCAAAAGATTGAGAATCGTTTTGACAAACCGTTTGACCCGCGTGATTCAGAAGGTGAAGTCAATTTCATGACTTCGCTAGAAGAAGTTGTGGTAGTAGAGGAAAGTACGCTATTCCTTGTTCGCAACACCTACCTTGCAAGGAAGGTACAAGATTACATGCACCGGATGGGAATCCCTTATACAAACAAATACGGCTTCTCATCAGTACGTTCGGCACATATTAAGGCGATTGAAGGTGTGGAGAAGTTGCGTAAAGCTGAAATGGCAACAGGTGCAGAAGTCAAGGCAATGTATGACAATATGCGAATTGGTGAATATCTAGCTCGCGGTTTTAAGGTCAAGGTTGCTAACCTTAAAGATACAGACCTGTTTAGCTTTGCAGAACTGCGAAATAATTTTGGCCTGTTAGACATTGCACCGTGGTACGCTTGTTTACATGGTATTGGGGACGACCTTATAGCCTATTACCAACGCTTGGGAGCAAATGGGCACGGGCTAAGCGCCACACCAAAGTGCTCTATTAGCACGATACACGCAGCGAAAGGTGGTGAAGCGGACCACGTTGTGTTATTGAGCGACATGGCTTATAGGTCACATCAGGAGTATATAAAGCAACCAGACAATGAACGTCGCGTTGCTTATGTTGGGGTAACAAGGGCAAAGGAAAAATTGACCATCGTTCTTCCTTCTTCAAAACTATATTACGACTATTATGGTGATTCGCAATGAACAATATAATGCTTGACCTTGAAACATTGGGTACTGGAAATAATGCTGTCATTATTTCAATAGGTGCGGTTTTGTTTGACAAAGACGGTGTAGCGAATGAAACGTTCTATTTGCGAGTCAACCCTCAGTCCTGTGTTGACGTCGGTATGGAAATGTCAACTTCAACCGTCATGTGGTGGATGAAACAAAGCGACGAAGCCCGTGCAGAGTTTGACAAACCTTCTTATACGATTGGTGCGGTTTTGCAAGACTTTTCAGCATGGATTGACGCCAATAGTGATAACTTCAAAGACCGCAAAATCTGGGGCAACGGTGCTACGTTTGATAACGTAATACTTGACAACGCTTACAGAAAGTGTAAACTTGAAAAACCGTGGCCGTATTGGGGCGACACATGTTATCGCACGTTGAAGAATCTATTTCCTGAAGTAAAGATGGAACGAACTGGTACGTTTCACAACGCACTTGACGATGCGCGTAGTCAAGCCGAACATTGTATCCGTTTGCTGAAAGCGGCAGGAGTATGGAAATGACTGAAATGGAAGAGTTGTTCGTTTATTGGGTAAAAGAACGTGAAGCAATTCGTGTCAAGAAAGAAGCGGGTGCGCCAAAACCGTGGACTAACGATCCTATTTTACAGACTTACAAGTTCTGTAACGTGAAACGTGAAGATGATACGGTCAGCAAGTGGATCACTGAAAACTGGATTAAGCCAAACGACCCGCATCCGAATATGTGGTTTGCGATGATCGTTGCACGTTTGTTCAATTGGCCTCCGACGTTAGATTTAATCGGTTTTCCGAAATATCGATTAGGTGAGAAAGAAACATTCTGGCCTGAATTAAAAGAACTTTGGAGAGATCAGTTAAAAGTTTATCGCGATAGACTAGGTGCTAAGATCTTCACAGGCGCATATCTTGTTTCAACCAATGGTGTAAGTATGGACAAGATTGATTATATTCTTGACCGCGTGTTGACACCTATTTGGGAACGTGGGCGTGCTCCTATGACCGTAGCTCTTTCGTTCGATGCAAAGAACAATGATAGTCAAGAATCACTCGAAAGTTACTGGAATCACTTGCGCCAATTCGACGGCCTCGGTAGTTTTATGGCAGGACAAGTGGTTGCCGATCTGAAGTTCACATCTGAACTCAAAGATGCACCAGACTGGTGGACTTGGGCACCTCTCGGTCCCGGTTCAATTCGTGGCTTGAATCGCATTCACGGGAGACCCCTTGAGAAAGGTTTACGCCAAGATCAAGGGTTGAAGGAAATGCTAGTGTTGCAAGATCTATTGATTAAAGAACTTGATTGGAAACTACCTGTTCACAATGTTCAAAATTGCTGTTGCGAATTCGATAAGATGATACGTGTCAAGAATGGAGAAGGTCGCCCTCGTTCACTTTACCCAGGAGTTAAATGATGCAGATCAAAGTTTGCGGTTTACCGTTCGATGTTTCCTTTGTTGAAGGTGGGCACGCTGTTAGCCATACCAGCGTACGTGGGCATCTTTACGGCGAAGTCTCGTACGATAAAGAATCGATTCGCATTGACAACACCAAGTCGTTGGAGATGATGAACCAAACGTTCTGGCATGAAGTCGTGCACGTTATCGTTGAACGACTTCAGATTCGTGAGTTGATGGACCATGAGAATATTCATTATGAAACACCGATTGATCAAATTGCCCTAGGTATCTTCAATGTTTTGAACTCGTTAGATCTTGATGTGATTAAAGATAAGGAAGTGTGAAAATGTTAGTTATCCGTGGTCAAAATGTAAATGACGTCCTGCCAGTCGGTATCATGCACTTGAAGAATGGAGAAAAACGTGACTCAAGAAACGGACCTGTCCTTGAAATCCCAACAACTGTTTGCGTCCATTATGACTACCCCGACGAACGAGTCCTCTTTGAACCTTTACGAGACGCTAATCCATTCTTTCATCTCTTCGAAAGTCTCTGGATGCTTGCAGGAAGAAACGACGTTGCCTTTCTTAACGAATACAACTCCAGAATGGCACAGTACAGCGACGACGGCAACGGCTTCAACGCCGCCTATGGGCAACGTCTCCGCTCCGGATTTGGATTTGATCAACTCGATGTCGTTATACAGCGACTTAGAAAGGACCCTGACGACAGACGCGTCGTTTTACAGATTTGGGATCCTGCAGATTTAAATAAAGAGTCAAAAGACTACGCCTGTAACTTAGTCATCACCCCGCGCATTCGCAATGGTAAACTCGACTGGACAGTGTTCAATCGTAGCAATGACTACTTGCTCGGTATGACCGGGGCTAACGTGGTTCACATGTCAATCATTCAAGAATATGTTGCTCGTATGGTAGGCGTTCCGATGGGAAGTTACGAGCAGATCAGCAATTGCCTACATGTTTATACAGAATTGACGCCGCATTGGGAACGATTGAAAGATCTTCCATTGACTGTTGATTGCCCATACAAAGAAGCCCGCGTGTCGTCGTTCCCGTTGATTACCCACAAAGAAAGCTGGATGTCAGATCTGTACACTTGGATGGACAAACCGTGGGGTGGACAGGTTTATTCTGATCCATTCTTCAACTACGTTGCGAAACCTATGGCGATTGCACATCGGGCGCACAAAGACAACCGCAACGGGTTACAATATGTAAATGCTATACAGGCAACTGACTGGAGATTAGCTTGTGAACAATGGCTTACAAGGAGAGAAGTGAAATGAGTGCAAATGAAAAGCAAATCGGTGGTGATCACTACGATAAAAGCGGTGAGCAACATTGGGATAGGCAATACCGTTTGAATGGCCGTGGATATTTTGTTGGATGTGCTACAGGTTACATCGAACGTTACCCTTTTAAGAACGGTAAACAAGATCTCGAAAAGGCAATTCACTTTCTTCAGAAACTGATCGAACTTGAGTACCCTGAAGAAAAGGCTGAACCGAAGAAAGTAGCACCGCTGGAAAAGCTGTCTAACGAGATTGAAAAATTATCTCAAGCAATCACGTCTGCACCAGATCATCTTAAAGAGTTCGTACCTACACCGTGGCAACAAGAGGTCGCTGCTAAGTTCGATGATCTACGTGAAAAACATGCCATCAGTCCGATGTTACAGAGATTTTTGAAAGAGACAGATGAACCGTATCCGAACGGTTATGTTAATCAGGACTGAATATGGAAGACAATCAGCAACACTACCACAGTTCGGACAGGTTTCCATCTCGTGACACTCTGCTATGGCTCGACAGTCTTGAGAATGTACGAGCAGTTTCATCCAACTACACTGTAACTGCTTCGGATGATTATCTGCTTGTTGATACGACCTCGGGTGACGTGACTGTTACGTTGCCAAATGCTATCAATGGTCGCAAGTTGCACGTAGTAAATTACGCAGGAACAAACGATGTCATTGTTACATCTACGGTTGACATAAACGGTTCTGCGTCCGATTTCACAGTAGCGTCTGGAAACATTGCTTCTGTAAAGGATGTTGGCGGAGAATGGGTCACTTCTCCGATGACCTTCTCTTCAGGTGGCCCTGGGAGCGATCCGGGTGCGTCAGGTTCTACGACAATCGATTTCGGTGCATCCCCTGCAACAGAAGCTTCGGTCACCGTGTCGGGTCAAACAGGGTTGTTAAGCACGTCACAGATCGAAGCGTTTGTTGTTGCCAGAGGTTCAGGGGCGACCCTTGCAAATCAGCAGTTTGCAGCTATTGCTTTTAGGCTAATATGTGGGGAAATAACACCCGGAGCGAGTTTTGTCATTCGGGCGTATTGCACCATTGGCTATGCCGAAGGTACTTTTGAAATAGATTGGACTTGGAGAAATTGATATGAGCGGATTCTTACAAAAGATCATCGGTTATGTTACGGGTAACGGACTTGAAGTCAATTCAAGCAACGAAGCAAAGGTAGTAACCGACAAAACAAGATCGAGCGTCACTTTATTCTCTGAGAACGATCCCGGCACTATCACAGGGGTGCCTCTTTTAATGGCACCCGAGATTTCAGCGGATTATCGTCTGCGTGTTGGTATCGACACGGTGTTGTTTACAGATACGTTCAATGCGACAACGCAGAACTCGAATCTCTGGGCTTACACCCTTGCCACGTTGACCTGCACGCAACCGGGTGGATATCTTCAATTCGGTACGGTACAAGGTACAGGTGCGGGTCATGGGGCATTCATACGTTCGTTTCAATACTTTCCATTGGTGGGCACGGCTCCGCTGTCTGTTGAATTCTCAGGCTCAAGCAATACGTCTGCCCTTGTTCCCAACGAAGCGTTCTACGCGGGTCTAGGTCTTCCCTCTGCTGCCGCTACGATTCCAACAGACGGTTGCTGGTTCAAGATGACATCTTCAGGACTGTTCGGTGAACTTCAATACAACGGTGGCACAGTTGTTCAAGTCACTTTGATGAATACCCAGATTCCATTAGCAACCAATGCGAAATTTGCGATGGTCGTCGGTGAAGATGCAATCAGGTTCTGGGTTGATGATGTTCTGTACGGCAGCATCACAATCCCCGCAGGTTACGGCCAACCGTTTATGACAGGTTCGTTGCCAGTGTTTTTGCAGAAAATCTGCACAGGGACGGTAAGCAACACCAACACAATCAGAATCACTGACGTCACTGTCTCCTTGATGGATTTGGCAACAGGTAAACCGTGGTCGCATCAAGTTGCAGGCATGGGGCAACACGCGCTGTTCATGCAAAACGGTACGACTATCCCTACCACGGGCGCGAAAACAACGGTATGGGCAAACAATACTGCGCCAACTGCTGTTGCATTGACCAACACCGCTGCATCATTTACTGGTCTCGGTGGTATTGCCGCTGTTCTTCCTACGTTGACGGCAAACAATGATGGCAAACTGTTCACGTACCAAGTTCCGGCAGGTACGATCAACCTGACAGCACGTAATCTGTACATCACACGAGTCACGCTGAAAGGTGCTGTATCCGTGGTCCTTGTCGGTGGTCCGGTGATCTACGCTTACGCTCTGGCAGTGGGACATACGGCAACTTCGCTGGCTACTGCAGAAACTGCATCCTTTGCCACTGCTACAGCACATGCGCCGCGTATTATGGCATTGGGTATGGAATCCTACGCAGCTACCGCAGCAGTTGGTACGTTGGGAACAGGTATCGATTTGAACTTTGATACCCCGATCTGTGTACGTCCTGGCGAGTTTGTGGACATCATCGCTCGTAACATCGGCACTGTAACCACAACTGGAGCAATAACTATCGTAGCTTCTGTAGGCGGTTATTGGGAGTAGTTGTAAACGATTTAAAGCTGTTGTAATATGTAGTTATGCCGCTATGTAGCGCGGCATAACTACTAATCTTATAGGTGACATATGACAAAATACGGAACATTGCCAGCCAAACCTATTATAGAAGAGGTTGATGAAGTTATCATTTGCCCCAAATGTGGGTCAGAAGATATTTCGCATATCCATCACGAAGGTGATTATGCTGTTCCTGAAACAGACTATCATCATTGCAATGACTGCAACCTTTCTTGGGGGTTTGAATAATGATATGCCCTAACTGTCGTGAAGATGTGCAAGGTGCGTGGCACGATACAGGTATCGGCACTTATGAATATTGGGGGCAGAAATGCAACGATTCTAAAATGGAATTCTGTTGCGAACTATGTGATACACCTCTTGAATCTGAACAATCTTATGAAGAATATCTTGCCGATATTCGAGGAGAGGAGTGATGCAAACCTTCCTCCCTTATCCTGACTTTGCCGAATCTGCCAAAGTTCTTGACTACCGCCGACTCGGCAAGCAACGCGTTGAAGTACTTCAGTTGTTGAAGGCGTTACAGGCAGGTGGCGGATGGTCAAATCACCCTGCTGCAAAGATGTGGAATGGCTACGAAAACGCGCTTGTTTCTTACGGTTTATTTATCTGTAAAGAGTGGATTGGACGAGATTATAACGATACATGTTTTGACAAAATTCTGTCGTATTGTGACGAAGACGCCAACACAACTCTACCACCTTGGCTCGGCAACGAAGACTTCCACGCCGCGCACCGTTCCAACTTGCTTCGAAAAGACCCGATTCATTACGGCCAATTCGGCTGGACTGAACCTAACGACTTACCTTACATCTGGCCCATAACATGACCGATAAACTCTTCCTCGACCTTGAATGTTATCCAAATTATTTCCTTGCCAAACTCATGAATGATGAAGGTCGTTTTCGTGAGTTTGAAACGTACGAAGGGCAAGGATTAGATGTTGCCAAACTTCGGGCGTTACTGAACAGTTATACCGTTGTCACCTTCAACGGTGTGAACTACGATTGGCCTATTCTGTCACTTGCTTTAAACGGTGCAGATAACGAACAGCTTAAAGAAGCTTCCGATGCGATTATTGTCAACGACATGAAACCTTGGAACTTCTACAAGCATTTCCGTTGTCAAGCGTTGAGCTATGACCACATTGACATCAAGGAAGTTGCACCGGGCGTGATGGTCAGTTTGAAGTTGTATGCAGGGCGACTCCATGCGCCAAAGATGCAAGACCTACCCTATGACCCTGATTCATTGTTGACACGTGAACAGATGCAAGCGGTCAACCTGTATTGCGGCAATGACTTGCACGTGACAAAGCAGTTGTACGACGCAATCAAGGGGCGTGTGACATTGCGGGAAACCATGTCGGCAGAGTACCGCACCGACCTCCGCAGCAAGTCAGACGCCCAAGTGGCTGAGGCGGTTATTAAGACTGAGTTGTTCCGGTTGACCAATAAGAAACTTGCCAAACCTTCAGTAAAGGAAAAGGAATCCTTTTACAAGGTTCCGGAGTACATGAAGTTCCAGTCTGACCAGTTGAACAATATATTTGAAATGGTCAAGCGTAGTCCGTTTACTGCCAAGACCAACGGGCAGATTGAAATGACTGAGGAACTGGCTAAGACACTGATACATATCAACGGTACGACTTATAAGCTAGGTATCGGTGGTCTGCACAGTCAGGAAAGTGAGATAAGTTATCAGGCTGACGATGAGTGTATGATCGTTGACCGTGATGTTACTTCGTACTATCCTAGCATTATTCTTAATCAAGGTTTATACCCTGAAACCCTTGGTCCGCATCTGTTGGAAGTTTTTAAGGTGTTGGTTGACCGCCGCGTTGCTGCAAAGCGTAAGAACCGTGAGCTCAAGAAACTGGGAGTGAAAGGTCACGCGCATAGAAGTAAACTGATTAAAGAGATAGCTAATTTAGAAAAGTCAAACAGTGATGCGATATTTCCATGTACAGAATATATGGAACTCATTACTCTCGAACAAGACCTAGACTTTGACCGTTCTGTCACTGTTATGGATTCCTTGCGAATCACAATTAACGGGGCGTTCGGCAAGTTGGGTTCTGTTTATTCTGCTTTGTATGCACCTGACTTGATGATTCAGGTTACTGTTACCGGGCAGTTGACTTTGCTGATGTTGATTGAGCGTTTTGAAATGGCGGGTATTAAGGTTATCAGTGCCAATACCGACGGTATTGTGACCCGTTACGCACGTTCAAGACATGAAGAAATCGCTGCACTTGTTAGGCAGTTTGAACAAGAGACGCA